ATCAGCGTCCGGCGCCTCTACCGCGTGGAACGCATGGAGGTAGTCCACCGACAGCATGCGACTCGCCTCACGGAACCGGGCGACCTCTACAGCAGCCCGCCGGACGAACTCCTCCGACGACTCATCGATACGCCGCCAATCGAAGATCGCATCGAACAACTTCCCGATGACCTCCGCCAGGACAGCAGCAAGCCGAACCTGCTGACGACGATGCTCCTCCGTCAGCTTGTCGCCCGCATACGTGGACGCCACGTCACGCCACCCCAGACCCCAGCGACACGTCAGAGACAGTGCTCTCCGCCTGCCGGGTCAGAGACGCCCGCAGCGGATCCCGGTCATACGCCTCATCCTTGAGACGATGCCACTCCTGCACATCCGACGCCTCAACACCGGGAATCTGGTGCCAGAGACCCTCCGCCGGGATACCGAGCATCTGCGCCGCTTTCCCGAGCGCGTCGACCGCCTGCGCCATCGACCGGATCTCCATGTCCTGCCACGTCACACGGACGAGATCATCATCAGCAATGTCATCCCAGCCTGAAAGGGCCGCTGCAGCGCGCAGCAGGCGGGAGTAGGCAGCGGAAGCATTCTGCTGCCGCTCGTACACCTTCTGCGTGAGGGGAGCCCGGGCCGCCGCCAGCGCCTCCGCACTGAGATTGACCATCATGCCAGTCAGAGCGTGCGCAGGGGTCTGGGAGACTGCAGCAAGGGCTTCGATGTCAGCCCGCCACGAGTTCACGAACGGATCGAGGGCGGTCGCGTCCAGCGTCCCGAACTTCGTCTCCGGGTCCTCCGCCACCAGAATGTCGTCCTGCGCCAACTTCACCTTCAGCTTCTCCGCGGCTTCCTCATCCAGTGCATCGAGCGGCTCCCCGTCCTCATCCAGCTGCGAAGGCAACTCCAGACCAGTCGCCGTCTTCACCTTCCAGCTGTTGAAATGCTGGCTGAGCAGACGGTCGTAACTCGTCTTATTGATCCGGGACGCCGCCGGAATGAACGGCTCCACCTCACCAATGACACGGCCATCGAGGTCCTCCTGGTTGGCGAAGCGGACGACCGGCACGAACTCGATACCAGTGTCCTGCGGTTCGCCAACTACCAGACCGTCCATCTCCGACTCTGGGACCGGCTCCCCCTTCGACAGGTCGACCGACACCCCCGGCAGGTGCAGGCGGTAGGAACCAGCATCCGCGTCGAGCACCTCCAGCGCCGCAGACGGGTACGGGTCACCGAGAGCGTCATACTCCACAGCCATGCGATTCGGCGACACGAACCGCACACGGGCACGCTCCTCGAACGACGTCTGCGCCACACCGTAGGAGTGCCCGTAGGCGACCATCGCCCGATGGTTGGCGATCTGGCCGGACTGCAGGCCATTGCCGTACCAGAGACTCGACAGGTCGTCTGACGGCCCGTCACTGCCGACGATGTTGTCGACGTACATGCACTGCACGACATTGTCGACGACCAGCCGCAGCCACGGCGTCCGCGACAGATCCGCCAGTGCCCGGTGCTCCTGCGTCGCCTTCCGCGGCAGATCGAAGCCACGAGTGACCGGACGAAGCCACGACTCCACACTCGCGCACTTCTGCTGCTGAGTGCTGAGCACCGTCAGCAGTCGGTCGAAAACGCTCTTGATCTGCTCAGGGGTCATGCCCTGTATCGTGCCCCGACCAGCAGAAACACGGTCACTAAGCGACACGCCCCCGCTTCTTCTTCACCACCGGCTCCATCTCCAACCCCCGGACAGCCAACGTCACCGCCCGCAACGGCTCCACCCGCACCTCCCCGAACTGCTGCCACGTCCACGCACTCTTCGACGTACCCACCAGCCGCCGGCGAGCAGTATGCGCGGCGTCGTCCAGCAGCGGATGCTCACCGTGAAGGATCCGAGGAGCAGGATCACCGTCCGCGTCCTCCCGGACGATAGCGTCGTAGACGGTCGCGGTGCCGGAGGTGATGTCACGGGTCGACGCCTGCGACACCGGCACTCCGGCCTCCGACAGGCGCGGTGCAAGCGCCGCAGTGCCCGAGAAGGAGTCGATCACCACCCCCGCGTACGGCTTGTGCTTCTTCACCACCCGAGCCACCTCATCCTGAATCCACGCGACACCCGGCTTCGCCGCGATGATGTCCACCACGATCCGCCCATCAGTGAGCTCCGCGGCGCCAGCGAGGACAGACAGGTCACGATCCGCGGTCACCTCGAGCGCCAGCGACCGCCGCTTCACCTTCGTGCCGATCAACACCTCCGGAGTGGCGAACGACCGGGCCCACAAGTCCACACCGATCGCCGCATCCGTCGACGCGTCAGCCCAGATCCCCAGACGCTCACGCTTGTACCCCTCCTCCGTCATGCCACGGAGGTCCACCGCCTTGATCCAGTCCCAGTCCTGCACATAGCCGAGAGACGGATTCGACTGCTGCACAGCCTCCACAGAGTCCCAGGCGACACTGTCGATGTCGGCAGACCACTCGAAGAACGCGAGGTGCTTCTCCTCGTCCGGCTTCTCGACCGCCCGAGTCCGAACATCACGCAGGACAGTCGAGTAGTCGAACCCGGTCGACGAGGTGTACCAGAGCTGCGGCGACGGCCGGGCCGACAACGTCGGCAGGAGGTCAGAGACCGTCGTCTCGTCGATCTTGAAAGCCTCATCGAGGATCACGAGATCCCCCGAGAAGCCACGGCCGCCACCGCCGGCCGCCCGGGCCATGAAGTCGAGTCGGTTCCCGTTGTTCAGCACGACCGCGGTGTTGTCCGACGAGTCCGGCATGGACCGGACCATTCCCATCAGCTCCGGCTGCTTCTCGATGACCTTCTTGATGTCCCGGAACGCGCCCTTCGTCGTCTTGAACTTGTGCGCCGTGTGGATCAACTGCTCCTCGCCGAAGAGGAACAGGCCGGCCAGCTCCCGAGCCATGACCACCACGTTCTTGCCGTTCTGCCGGGGGACGATCAACCCGACCTCGAACGCCTCCCACCGGCCGTTCGCCGGATTCTCCCCGAGGGAATTGCGCAGGACAAGCTGCTGCCACGGCAGCAACTCGAGACCGCAGGCGGCGGCCAGGTCGATAGCATCGTCGCCCGCTGACGTGTGCCACAACGGTGCGAGGAAGTTCGGAGGCACCTGCGCCCCGACAGGCTCATAGCGCTGCGGGAACGTCGTCTCAGGAACCTCCAGCCGCCGATCCACTGCCGTCGTCACCGAGCCTCCCTCACCGAATCCATCCGCTCCTGACGCTTCTTCGCCAGCTGGTCGAGCATGCCGCCCTCCCCGCCCTTCTTCTTCCCAGCCTGCAGCACACCGATCTTCGACAGAGCCGTGGCGACCGCGGCCTGCATCTGCCGCGCCTCCCCCACCATCCCGTTGACGACGACCTGAGCCTGCAGGTCACCCGAATCGTTCACCTCAGCCTCCGCCAGCTCGAACCACAGTGCCGAGTGCGACGCGAGCGCCGCCGAGAACCGCTCCAAACGGTCCGCCATGCGACACGCCTCAGCCAGGACCGCCAGAGC